TATATAAAACATTTTGGAGAATCATCTATGAAATTTATTGGTTTATATGTGGTAGTTTGCAAATAGTAATTATGAAATTACTTTATTTGATTGGAAAATATTTTTATCCAAATAGTAATGAATATGAACGTTATGATAATAATCCGCAAAACTATTTATAAAATGCTTAATATCATCTTACCAATAACTACCATATTTGTAAATTAAGAACCTATGTTTTGTCATATTATGACAGTTTATAGTGTGACATTTTGTGTATTTTTAAATGTAATACTATCTTATATCATTACCATTATGTTTATGTTGGTACTTATTCATTGAGAAGCTTGTATATTTTATTATTGTGTTCTTTTTCTGAATTTATTGAATCAATAAGTTTGTCTTGAAGTTCCATAAATATTTTTGCATCTTCAATATCAAGATTAAGTCCATATTTAATAATCTCATTAATTATGTTCAGAAAAGAATTTGTAATCATATTTATAAGACTATAATCATAATTGATATTAAAATAATTTAATGCTCTAAGTTTACCAATAACTGAATATAATTCTCGATAATCATAAATATCTGTTTTGGATGTAATTATTTCATCAGATGGCATGAATTGTTCACATAATTCACCAATAGATTTATCAATATATTCTTCTAATGTTTTATTACCTTTCATTCCGACTACTACTTTATCTAAACTATAAGGTGGATTTTGAGTTAAAATTAATTCACGATTTTCTATTTCACTTGCGTGAATTTCAGAATAACTACACATAATCTTTTTAAAAGATAATAAATCATAATTCAGCAATAATAGAGAATCATAAATATGCGTGAACTCATGGAATAATATTTGTCTAGGCATTTTATTTCTCATATCTTTATTTCCCATAGAGAATAAATCTGGGTGAATATACAATATGTATTTTTGATTATATAACTCTTCTGTATTAAACTGTGCATAGGCATCAATTTCACCAGTAATATATTCAATTGAATCCAAAGATGGAATATCATAATATAACTGCTTATATTCTTCAAGTAATTTATAAATTATCTTTTTATCATTGCGTAAACTCATAAATAATCCTCCATATAGAAAGCAGGTGTTTAAATGGAACAATCTCCTGATACTAGATTTGATTGGCTTGTATATCCAATTCCAAAACCTTTTAAGTTAAAAGAAGAATATAATAAAATATATCAAAAAATATTAGCGTATAAAATTCAACAAGAACTTTTTGCTGATAAAATTGAAAATGCTTCTTCCGAAGAAGAAAAGGCTTACTGGCGTATTTACGCTACAATGAGTGACGCAAATCGTCAGAAGTTTAATTCTTTAAACCCTGAATGGACAACTCAATCAAAATTACCAACTAAAGAAGTAGTTGCAAAATTTGTAAAGCCATATCCTGATTATTTCAAGTGTCTTGAAAAATATATTTAATTTTGCCATTTATATCCGCAGTTCAAATATTCAATTGAAATGTTCTGAATCAATGGCAATTTATCTGTTAGTATATTAATTATATATTCTGGTATCATATGTAAATCTCCTTCGTTTATAATAGTATCATTAAACAACGAATCATAATTAGTAAAATACACAATACAGAGGTAATAATTAGAATATATCCAATTACTCTTCTATTCTTTTTAGCATTCGATGTAAGAATAAATTTAGATGATAAAAATATTACTGTTATAAATTCTGCAATTGTAATCAAAATCAGGAATGCACACGATAATAATATTTCACGTCCACCATCATAAAGTAATATACAACTCACTATTGGACAAATAATGGCTAATATTCCTATTATAATAGGGTAAATAAAATCTAATGATCCGTCAGCTAATAATTTCAACAAGAATAAGATAATTAAAAATATTACAACTCCCATATAACCATCTCTCATTTTAGTTATAGTAATTTCATTTATGCATTATAGCACAATATACATCCCAAGTATATAAAAATCGTAGGTAGCTCAATCAATTGCTAATATGCAAAATAAAATTGCAACAAATAATACGCTTAAAACAGTATCGGGGTTGATGACTTCTCAATACAGAGCAGGAAATGCTCCTAATGTCGATGCTGTTCTGAGAGATGCAAACGCATCAAATGATTTTAAAAGAACATATGGTGCTTATATTGGTAATTATATTCACGAATTAGACCAAAAGAATAATGTTGATAAGGCAGCACTTTCCAGTACTGAAAATTTAACGGCGGCAATTCAACGCCAAGGTGGAACAGTTCCTGTTGTTACAAGCAAATGGGATGCGTTTAAAACGGGATTAAAAGATGCTGGTTCAGTATTTAAGGCATCAGCAATTAACATTGGGGCTAATCTTGCTGTTTCTGCTACAATTCAAGGTATTGCCACAGCATTTGATTATGTATCTAATAAACAAGAACATGCAATTGAATCTGGCGATGAAGTAATTCAAAATTATAAAGATATAAATGAGCAGATGGCACAATCTTCTTCCTGGATTGAAACAAATGGCGAAAAATATACTACTCTTTCAAAAGGCGTGAGTTCTTTAGGAACAAATCTTGGATTAACAAACGAAGAATATGCTGAATATCAAGAATTGGCATCTCAGATTGCAACACAATTTCCAGAATTGGTATCAGGATATGATTCACTAGGAAAACCGATTATTAAAGCCGCAACAGATGTTGATACATTAAAAGCTACTCTTAAAACACAAAAAGTCAATCAATATACTGAAAGTGTAAAAAATGCTAAAGATGTAATCGACAAATTAAATGCGGAAGTTAACCAAGATAAAAATTGGTTTTGGGAGGAAGCAGGTACAGACCAACAGCTACAATCATTGGAAAAATTCCAATCTGCATATGAAAACGCTTTTAAAAGCAAAGGTGGTAACAAATTTTTAGATTTAAACCAATGGTTAGATGATGGTAATTTCGTAGACGCACTTGATAATGCAGGAGTTAGTGTAAAAGACTTCGGTAAATTAATAAATGAATTAAACGACTCACAAGGGAAACTTAAAGCTAATAGCGACACCAATGATTTCCTTAATACTATTATTGGATCACAAGAATCTTTAAGAAATCAACGTGAAAACTCTGCTGATGAATTAAAAAGTTATATCCCTGCATTCTTTCAAGAACAACGAGCTTATCAAAATTTATTAGATGATGTTCCAAGTATAGACAGTGAACTTACATCATTAATAAATTCTTTTTCATATGAAGATTTAGAAAAAAATGGGTTTACTGGTGATAAAGCAATTAGTAAATTAAAATCTTGGAGTCAATCCGCTGTCAAAGAACTGCAAAATAAAGACATTCAAGATGCATTAAATGATGTATTTACAATAAATGATGATAGTTCTAAACAATCATTTGATTCGTGGCAGAAAGAAGCAGATGCTGCTCTTAATAAAGCTAGTGAAAAAAGTAAAAGTTTTTCACGGGAACAAATGCGAGAAGCTTCTGGAATCAAAGACCAATGGGAAGAATTAAGAGGTATTCAAACAAAAGTTGCCGAAAGATGGGATGATACAACAGGTATTAAATCAAGAGATTTAAGTATTGAGGATTTAGAAACTCTTGGTACTATGCTGTCTGATACACAATACGATGGACAATCATTTGAAGAAATGGTTGATCAGATTCAGAATGTCCAAGACACATCTCGTCTCACTCTTGAAAATATGCAAAAAGTAGTAACCGATACCACTGCAAGTTTATCAACGTTACAATCTGCAACAAGTGAAGCTTCATCTGCTACGGGATTAACTGCTGATACAATTACCTCTATAGGCGGTATGTTCTCTGACATTGATAATTTTGATAGTGCCGCATTGTTTAAAAATACAGCAAATGGTGTAAAATTAAACACTAAAGCATTATCAAGTCTTTTAGCAGTTCAACATGATATTAAAGCAAATGATTTTACACGTTCTATAGAAGAACAGACTAAAGCTATTGCAAAGCAAAACGATGTCGTGCAAGCTCAAACTAAAGGCACAGATGCATATAAGACAGAGCAAGACAAATTAAAGTCTATGTTTGCGGATTTGTCTGCATTACAACAAGCACAGTCACAGTATCACGCTCTTTATAAACAACAACAAGAACTCTTCTCTGATTATGGTCAGTGGCAACAAGCACAATCTACCGCTAATGCAGGTGATAAGTACAACAATATGGTTTCTGGTCTTAAAACGGCTAAAAAAGCGTGGGACAAAGGACTTATTGGAACAGATGATTTTAAATCATTTGCAAAACTTATCTCTCCATCTGGTGCAACAGATGATGTAAACTTTGCCGAAAACTATTCTAAAGCAGCACGTTATCTTACAGAGGATGAATCTGGCGTAAAGGCATTCTTAAATGACTTATCTTCTAAAGGTCTTGCAGATTTCAATGAAGAATCTCAACAATGGTCATATAACGTAAAAGATATGGCAGAAGCTGCTAAACAAATGGGTATGGGTAAAGACTTCATGTCCAATATGTTTGGTAGACTTGAAGACTATGGATTCCATAATAATGTCATTTCTGATGCAGAAGATGGTGTTCTAAAATTATCAGATGCTTACTCCAATCTTGCAGAGTCAGAAGCTAGACTTGAAGATTTAAAGAAAAACGATCCTACTAATACTACCGCTATTGAGCAAGCAGAGAAGGAAGTTTCTGGATATAAACAAGATATTGATGAACTTGGTACGAATCTAAAAGAAGTAGCTTCTCATACAGCAGAGAATTATAATCGTGAACTTGAAACTGCTAAGAATCAGATGAAAACACTTGCTGATGAACGTGAACGTATTTTAAAGAGTAATGAATACGGTGACAATACTCAATCGGTTGCTGATTATATGCAGTCACAGATTGACCAATTAGGTCAGAGTTATGGACTTGATTCTTCTACCCTTCAACAGCAAGCTGAGCAAGCTGCAAAAGCATACTCTGACGCATTACAAAATGCAACTATTGAAAATCCTGTTACACCTGATTTTGGCGAAGATACTGCTTCTGCTGATGCTTACGCAAGCGCAGTAGACAAAGTGCAACAGGCAAATAAAGATAATAACCAGACATTATCAGATTCTATTAAAACTTTACAGGAATATAATTCAGAACAAATCAAAGGCATTGATTTATTTGATGGTGCTTATGACAGTGATGAATTAAGACCTGCGGAACAAGCGTTAGATAACATCTGTCAATCTCTTGGTCTTACGAGTGAAGAAGCAGGATTGCTTGGACAAGTTCTTGAGTCTATGGGAATTATCAAACCAGAAGTAGATGATTCTGAGGTTAAACAAGCTAAGACAGATGCAGAAGAAACAAAACAAACCTATGATAATTTAGGTGACAGTACAGTTTCTATTAATGCAGATGTTTCTGGCGAAGATAGCGTTGCATCTTTTGTTGACCAATGCTCTTCTATTCAGCAAGGTATGACTACTACTATTACTGCCACTGTCAGTGGAGAAAGTGAAGTAGAATCTCTCGAAAGTGGTCTTGAGCAAATCCCAGATAATACTCCTACTACTGTTGACGTTACGGTTAATAATCAGCAAGACTTAGATAATATTCAAAGTAAAGTTGATAGCCTTAATGCAGGTGGCAAGGATATTACACTTAATGCTCATATTAAACCAGATAGTGATAGTGAAGTAGAAGTTAAAGCAAAAGATACTACTGTAAAGGTTACGCCTGATCCAAAAGAAGTTGAAGTTACTGCTAAACCTGTAAAAGTTGATGTACAACCATCACAGAAAGAAGTTAGTGTAAGTGCAAAAGTAACGAATAAGCCAAACGCAACTTCCCAAGGAGTTATTAATTATAAAAAAGGTAATGTTGAGAAAGCCGATGGTACTACTTCCCAAGGCATTATCAATTATAAAAAAGGTGATGTCGAAAAGGCAGATGGAACTGTCTCAACAGGTATCATTAATTATAATTTAGGTAATGTCGCTACTCCTACTGGTATGGTTGCTACTGGTGTAATTAACTATACATTAGGAAGTGTTGCTAAACCAGGCAAAGCCGCTGGTACATTTGGTCAATCCAGAGCATATGCGCAAGGTAGTCTGACTGATTTATCTGCTTATGCAGGTGGTCATGTTTCATTACCAAGAGATGAAAAAGCTCTTGTAAATGAAGTAGGAACAGAATCTATTGTACGTGACGGACAATGGAGTTTGATTCCTGGTGGTGCGCATCTTGAAAACCTCAAGAAAGGTGACATCATTTTTTCTGCCTCTCAAACAGAAGATTTGCTGAAACGTGGTGCAACACCAGGTCATGCTAGAGCATACGCACAAGGAAGTCTTAGTGATATTTCTCTCACTCATGCTTTTGATGGTGGCTCTGGATGGGGTGGATTCGGTGGTGGATTATCCAATAAAACATCGGTTTCATCTGGATCATCTAGTTCATCTGATAGCTCTGCTACTCAGCAACATACGGATGCTGTTCAAAAAGATACATCCGCTACAGAAGATAATACCAAATCTGCAAAAGATTCTACCGAAGCATTTGACTGGGTAAAAACTAAACTTGATAAATTTGCAAAATCTGTAGAACGTATTTCCAACCAGATCACGAACTACATATCTTCTACTTTCAAAACTGTACTTCTCAAGAGACAAGTCAAAGCAGTAGAAAAACAACTCAAGGCGAATGAACAGGGTTATACTGCTTATATGAATAAAGCTAATTCTATTGATATTAGTGACGACTATAAGAATAAGGTAATCAATGGTGCATTCTCAATTGAGGAAATTGATACATCTTCTGACTCTGGTAAACAGTTAGCAAAAGATATTAAGAACTTCCAGACCTATTATACCTCAGCGCAAGAGTGTAAAGACACAGTACAGGAGTTAAACAACAAACTTCTGGAATTATATGAAACAATCGTAAATATGCCTACAGAAAAGGCAGAGAAAAAGATTGACAGATTAAAGACTAAACTTGAATCTCTCAATGCTGTTTCTGATACTGTTTCATTGGGTGGATCTGCAATCGCAGCAATGCAAAATCAGATTAAAGTTGACAATCCTGGTCTTGACAATGCACAGAAGAAGCTTGATAAAGCTGAAACTGCTAGAAATGCAACCAAGAAAACTCGTGCTAAAGCAAGTAAGACTTTAAAATCTGCTACGGCTGATGCAGAGTCTACAGGAAATACGCTTATCAAGGAAAGTGAGAAACAGACAAAATCCATAGGCAAGAAACTGAAAAGTGCCGCAAAGTCTAGGACAAAGAAGGCTACTTATAATGCAATTGCACAGGCAATTCGTGAAGGCAAAGCAGTTAATACAAAGGGACTGAAAGGTTCTGCACTAAAATATGCGAAATCATATAACAGTTCTTTAAAACAAGGTAATACTATTGCTTCCAAGGTTAAGGCAGGTAAAACTGTTAAGACTTCTGGAATGTCAAATATATTGAAGTCTACGGCGCAGGCATATAACGCTGATGCAAAAGAGAAGGCTTCTGCACAGAAAGTATATGACAATGCTAAGAAAGCAGACGAAAAAGCCCTTGATGATCTGACTAAGGCTCAGAAAAACAAAGATAAGTTATATTCAGGTTCTACTAAAGAACAACAGATTCTTGCGACAACAAAAGGTAAGAAATCATATGTATACCAGAATATGCTTCTTACACAGGAAACTAAGAATCTCAAGGAACAGAACAAACATCGTCAGAAAGCTTTAAAAGAGACTCGTGATAGCTATATGAAAGTAAAAAGCAACTATGATGCTGCTGATGCTGATAAAACGAAATCTCAGAATAAACTTCTGAACAATAAAACTGTCATGTCTAAGTTGAATAAAACTCAACAAAAGGCATTAAAGGCAGGTAAAACAGTAAGCACAAAAGGTATCACTGATGCTAAAGTGCTGAAATGGATTCAAGACTATAATGAAAAAGTCAAGAAATCTGCGGATTTAAGCAAGAAACTTCGTATTGAACAGGAAGCTTTGGATAAAGCAACAAGCGAAGCGGCACAATCTCAGGCAGAATACGCACAGTCTATCGTAGAGAATGCAAAGAAGAAACTTGAGAATATTGCAAACTATTACGATTCCTTTACTTCTCAATGGGAAAATAGGAACTCTATGTATGAAGCATACATGGATAGGATGCAGACACAGGGTTACAATCTGAGTACGAAATTCTACGAAGCAGAGATTGGACAGCAACAGAAAATTGTTGACAATTTGTCTCAGAAGTATATCGCAATGAAACGTAATTTTGCGAATTTAGTAGCAGATCCAAATAGCGGAATCAAAGAAGGTACGGAAGAATACTATGAGATGCAGAATGAGATTGACCAAGTTGCGATTAGTCTTAAAGAAGCACAAAACAAAGTGGTTGAGTTCCAAGCATCTATTCGTGACCTTAAATGGGAACAGTTTGACCAGTTGCAGGAAGCCATCGGTCGTATTACCAGTGAGTCAGATTTTCTTATTGACCTTATGAGCCATAAGGATATGTATGACAAAGATGGCAATATGACAGAACAAGGTCTTGCTACTATGGGATTGCATGGTGTCAACTATAATACTTATATGGCGCAAGCAGATAAATATAAGGAAGAAATGTTGAAAATCAGCGAGGAACTTGCGAATGATCCTAACAATCAGAAACTCATTGATCGTAAGAATGAACTGATTGACGCACAGCAACAAGCCATCTTATCTGCCGAGGATGAAAAAGATTCTATCAAGGATTTGATTCAGGACGGTATTGATAAACAGTTGGATGCTCTGGATGACTTGATTGACAAGTATCTTGATTGCTTAGACAGTGAAAAAGATTTATATGAGTACAGAAAGAAAATTGGTGAACAATCTGAAAAGATTGCTTCTCTACAGAAACAGTTATCTTCTCTGCAAGGTGATAATTCCGAAGAGAACAAAGCCAAACTTCAAAAACTCAAAGAGGATTTGAAATCTGCACAGGATGATATGGAAGAAACTCAGTATGACAAATATATTTCTGACCAGAAGAAACTTCTTGATGAACTCAAGCAGGACTACAAGAAAGCTCTTGATGACAGAATGGATAATGTTGACGTACTGATTTCTGATGCTATCGCAAGTATCAATAGTAATTCATCTAATATTTCTCAGACATTACAGACAGAATCTAAGAATGTTGGATACACATTATCTGGTGAGATGCAGACCATCTGGTCAAGTCAGAGTGGTATTATCTCTCAGTACGGTGATGACTTCTCTAGTAAATTAACAGGTGTTAATTCTGCTATTGAAAATGTCTATAATCGACAGAAAGATATGATTGATGCTATCAATGCTATGGCTGAAAAATGGATTGCTAAAGCAGATCAGATGTTACAGCAACCTACTAAAACAGAAGGAGTTCTTGAAGAAGTAGAACAAAAACCAGATAAAGATAACGTTGCAGAAGGAAATCCAACACCAGATCCACCAAAAGTTAGTGATGATGAATCCATTAGAGATGCGGTGCTGGTTGATCCTGATGAACCAGATCCACCAAAGAAAAAGCCAAATAAAGACAAGACAGGCAACAATAAAGCCGAAGTAGGCGATAAAGTTACTTATGTTTCTGGTAGATATTATGGTGATTCTGATGGTGGTCATGGTAGCGGTAATTATTATCTTGGCAAGAAAGTTAAGATTACACGAATCAATAAAGGTTCTAAATATCCATATGCTATTGATGCTACGGATGGTACTGAACTTGGTTGGGTAAAACTCAATCAGTTGAAAGGCTATGCTTCTGGCATCATGAGAGTTCCGAATGACCAGTTAGCTTGGACGCAGGAACAAGGTGAAGAAGCTATTGTTAGAAATGATGGTAGTATTCTGACTCCATTAAGTAGAGATGTGTCTGTACTGAACGCAGATATGACTAAGAACTTATGGGACTTCATGGGTAATCCTGGTTCATTCTTGAGCGATTATAGTGATGGTGAGAAGTTTGGTGTGAAGAATATTGATAATTCTAGTAGTGTTGATGTTGGTGGTGTTACAATTCAGTGTAATATGCCTAACGTACAAAATGCAAATGATTTATTACATGAACTCACAACAAACAAGGACATTGAGAAAGCTATTAAAGCAATGACGATTGATCGAATCAGAGGTGGAAGTTCATTAGCCAAATATAAGTATAGAGTTTAATTTTAGGGAACTACTCTTTCATCGGAGTAGTTCTCATTAAAAATTGACATATAAATATATAATATAAGAAATTGACCAGAAACTCTTTACAACGATTTAAATTTGTTGTAAGATAACGAATATAAGAAAAAGACAGATTCCGTTAGACGGTTTGAGCCAAACTTTGGAAGGTTAAAGGCTAAATAAATTTAATTATTCAACGCATTAACGATCGCTATTTGGATTATGGCGGTCGTTTTTGCATCTATAATATCTTAGAAAATCCAGTACACAACCAGCAATAACACCGCTTATGATTTGGATTCCTATTTTATACATAGTATCAAGAATCACACTATATCCTCCTTTGTAAGTTATTTCCAACATGAAGTCATGAGGATATCTATATAAACAGAACATCACTGTTCTGACGTGACTCAGACCGCTAACAACCATCCCAACTAGCCTTTAGAATTAGAACGTGGAATCTGTCTTACAGTATATTATATAAAATGAATATATTTGTGTCAATTATAATTCGATAAATTTTACAATTAAGAGACTATCTATGATTGGTAGTCTCTTTTTATATGGAAAGAGGTAATTAAATGTCAGATAAAACTGTACAAGATTTACTTGATAAAAGTATAAAACAAGATGTTGCAAAACAACAACAAAATAAGATTCAAAAATTGCAGGAAAAAGTAAAAGATATAGAGCAGAATGAATCTGCTCAAATATCTGATATGGATAAAAAATATCTTAAAGATTTGAAACATCAGTGGAATGAACTTTTTATTGAAACTGTAAAAGTTAAAACACAGTATGAACTACTTATTCAAGATGTAAAACTGATGAAAGAAATTACACTTGCGATTAATAAAGGTGATACATGGAAATATAAACTTGCCAGATGGCTTGTTAGATAAATAGAAAATAAATGGTAAAGGTGGTGAAGTATGAAAGTATTAGATTTTGAATATGATGGAACTTTAGCTTCAAGCAAAGGAATTGTAGTTTGTTCATTTGATTCAAGCGATGATGAAACAGTAGATTATGGTTCTAAGATAAATTTTGACGTAACATCTATGAGAAATGGAAAAGAATTTGTCTTGGTTAATTCTGGATATGATGAAGCAGGTGAATTTACTTTTCAAATTTGTAAAGATCCTTATATGCAATTAAATCGGGGAAACAAATATTTCACCACTGATGAACAACGTTTTGTGTATAGATGGCTTAATAGAAACGATGGGTTTCACATTTTAAAAATAATCACATCTGAAAATCAAACTATGCTATTTAAAGGAAGTTTTAATATTGAAACAATTGAATTTTGTGGACAAGTAATTGGCTTTGAATTGACATTTACAATGGGTAAACCATTTGCGACACAGGATTGTAAAACAATCACACATACATTTAAGGCTAATGAACAATTCACTATCATAGATGAGTCAGATGATATAGGGTATATTTATCCGTATATACAGATTAAATGTCTTTCAAGTGGTGACTTAAAAATTATTAATTCTGTCGAAAATCGCACAACTATAATTAAGAATTGTTCTATAAATGAAGTTATTTCTGCTGATGAGAATTTAAACATATCTACTTCTCTCTCATCTCATAAATTATATAATGATTTTAATTTTGTATTCTTTAGAATTGCAAACTCTTATGAGAATAATCAAAATATCATTTCTGTAAATATCCCATGTGAAATTACAATTAAATACTATCCTGTTGCGAAAGGAGTTGGACTTTAAAAATGAACGTACATAAATTAAGAATGGACACCTCTGGCAACGTAGAGGATATTAGTTTTGTTCTCGCTAAGAAAAATGGAGATAAACTTGGCAATATTGTAAACGTAGATAATATTGTTGCAAAACATTCCATGAAAGAAGCGTCAGATATTACATTTGCTGCACATAAGAAAATGAATGACAACATCATTAAATGTTGGAATGATATCAAAGATTTTAAATTAGTTTGGATTCCTGAGTGGGATATGTGGTATGAAATTACCGTAGAAGTAAATGAAGAAGATGAAAATATTAAGAATATTTCTGGTAAGACTTTAGGTGAAGCCGAATTATCTCAAATTATGTTATATGGAATCGAGATTAATACTGAAACAGATATCGCTAGAGAAGACTACAAAATTCCTACAACATTTTATAATCCAGATCATCCAGAAGCTTCATTAATGGATAGATTGCTTACCGATAAAGCACCACATTATAAAGTCAAGCATATTGATAAAAGTTTGATGAACTTACAAAGAACTTTTACTTTTGATGATACATCAATTTATGATGCACTTCAAGAAGTTTCAGAAGAACTTGATTGTTTATTTATATTTGGGTGTGGTTCTGATGAGAATGGAAAACCAGAAAGAACAATTTCTGTATATGATTTGGAAGCAAATTGTGTAGATTGTGGGAATAGAGATACGTTTGTTCATAAATGCCCTAAATGTGGAAGCACAAATATCATATTAGGATATGGAGAATATACAAATGTATTTATTTCAAGAGATAATCTTGCTGATGAGATTACATATTCAGTTGACACTGATTCTGTAAAGAACTGCATGAAACTTGAAGCAGGTGATGATTTAATGACCGCTGCTATTCGATCATGTAATCCTAATGGAACAGATTATATCTACTACTTCCCAGATGAAACAAGAGAAGAAATGTCACCAGAATTGCAAGAAAAATTAAAGTCTTATGATGCCTTATATGAAAAGTATCAGTCTGATTATAACTTTACTATAAATGATTCTTTTGTGACAAATTATAATGCGCTTGTAAATAAATATAAAACTTATGAAGAAGATTTAAAAGATACAGAGATTAAAAATCCTATTGTTGGATATCCAAAATTGATGCGTATTTATTTTGATACGATTGATATGGTGCAACTTTTAAGAAATAAGTTAATGCCACCAGTTAATAAGCCAGATAATAATGCAAAATCACAGGGCGAATATTTGATGGCTAATCTCCCATCTTCTGCTTCTACTACTTCTCTTAAAAATCTTTCTGTGTCTACTGCTGATAATATTATGGTTATGTTGGCACAATCTATTGTCAAAGGTGTTTTCAAAGTTACAGTTACAAATACTACATTGTCTAATAATGTATGGAAGGGTAAGTTTAACTTAGAGAATTATGCTGATAAAGATGATAAATTTACTTCTCAATTCGTATCAATCAGCATTAATGAAAATTACGAATCTTATGTAAAACAACGTATAGATTCTATTCTTGCTCGTTCAGATGAAAATTACTATGATATCGTAGGATTATTCAAACAAGATATGACTGTGTTTAAATCACAGTTGAAAAAGTATTGTTTAAATACATTACAAATATTTCAAAAATGCTGTCAATCTTGTATTGATATGATGGTACAACAAGGAGTTTCTTCAAACAGTACATCAAGTATATATGGAATAAATACAAAAGTCCTGTATGAGAATGTATATGTTCCTTATTACAATAAGATGAACGCAATTCAAGATGAAATTAAAGTACGTGAAGATGAATTGTATACTGTTGAAGGAAAGTACAATAATCAGAATCAACTTGTACAAGATGGTATTCAGATTGAAATTGAAAGAATTATCACAGAAGTACAAGATGCATTGAATTTTAAAAATTACATTGGAGTTGATTTGTATAAAGAATTTAGTTCCTTTATCCGTATGGACAAATATTCTAATGATAATTATATTTCTGATGGACTCAACAATACAGACTTAATGAAGAATGCAATTGAGTTTATTACAGTTGCTACAAAAGAATTATTTAAGTCTGCTACTCTCCAACATTCTATCACGGGAACAATTAAGAATTTCTTACGAATGAAAGAATTTGAGCCTGTGACAAATAACTTTAAAAATGGTAACTGGATTTGTGTTGGAATTGACGATAAGGTATATCAATTAAGAATTATCGAGTATGAAATTGATTTCTCTGATACGCAAAATATTAGTGTTAC